TAAACTCTTCGCCATTATCATAAAAATCCCATGTCATTCATCTTCCTCCTTTGCAGGTACTTTGATTCCTCTTTTAGTTCTTTTTCCTTCACCGCTTTCCATAGCCTCTATTAGACGCTTATTTTCGGCTATTTCTTTAGTTATATCTTCACGGACTTTAATTATTTTGTCCATTAATATTTGTTCTTCTTTGCTTCGGGAATCAGTATATTCTTTTCTTTCTTCATTTATTCTATCAGCAAAATCTTTCATTATGCCAATAACTTTTTCGATAGCCTTTCCTTTAGGACTATCAATATCTTCCATTTGTGATAATGACTCTATCTTTTCGTTCATCCTTCGTTCATAATCCGACAATGTTTTTGATTTAGCATCTAATTTTGCGTCAGTATTTTCCCAAAAGTTCTTCAAAGCATTAAGTAATCTTTTTAACTGTGCATTTTTCTTTGCATAAAGAGAACCTGCGTAAGTCATTTCCCCTGCTCTTGTATCAATATCTTTTTCTTTAGGTTCTACTTTAGCCGTACTATTTATTTTTTCATAAACATCAAATATTATTTCTTGCAATTTTTCGGCACCCAAAAAGATTCTATTATCAATTTCAACTAAAGACTTATATTCTCTAGTGATTGCATTGTAGTCTGATGCGTATTTACCTTTAAGCGGTAGGAATATTTTCATTAAGTCATTTCTAAACACTTTAGTATCTTCTTTAACTCTTGATTTGAAAAACTTTGGTATTCTGAATTGCTCGGATTTTTTCATCTTAACATTCTTAATTGCTTCTTCAACAAGTTTTCCAAACTGTTCTCTTACCGCATCCTTCGTGTCAGAATCTACTCTACCGGCTTTGTATTTGAAAGTGTTTCTTGATATTCTATTAATTACTTCAAGTATTGTCATTTCCTGTCCTTCAAAGGTAACTTCTTTCTCTAAGTTTTTGAGAATACTGTCTGCGGCCTTTTCTATTTCATTGTAGCCTTTATCTCCTTTTTTGTAGGAAAATCCTCTAACAACTACTTCGGCCTTGCTATTTACATCAACGAAGGCGAAGAATCTATTCTTATCTTCTTTACCCTTTTCTTTTGTAAAGAAGGTATGTAGTCTTTTGTTACTTGTATCGAAATCATCAGAATCTTTAGCGGCCTTAATGTCATTTGCTAATTTAACTGCATCTTCTAATTTTAATTTGCCCCACTTTATAGAATCTATCACTTTCTCATCAGACTCTTTTTCGGATTTTAACATAGATTCTTTTTCTGGGAATCGTGGGTCTTTTGGTTCATACCTCTTATCCGGCTCATACTTCTTAGGTATCTTCTTCTCCTGTTTCCCTTCTCTTTTCTGTCTTGCAATTTTTTGCTCAAGAGTTTCTTTTTTGTATCGAGTAGGTGCTTCTTTCTTAGCCCTTGTCAAATCCTGATAAAGTTTGTTGCTTTGTATAGAAGTAAGTATATCACTTCTAATTTTATTATTTCTCTTAGTTCCCATTAAGTTAAGAATATCTATTACATGCAGATTATTTTTACCAATGAAAGATTGTATTGCTTTTACAAAGTCATCTTCATTTTGATAGTTTGACGACGCTTTAGAAAACGCATCCATGTTTGAAGATAAGTCATTCCAAAACTTTCTTGTTTGGGCACCAACATCACTTGTTAGTAGTGCTTCTTGCTTTTTTGCACTATCAACCCTTGCTCTTTCAAAGAAGTAGCCATATAGCATTTTTTCTTCTGCGGCTAATTGCTCTTTAACAACCTGCTTTATACCGGCTTTGCTTTTACCTTCAAAGTCAGCAGTTTTTTGTGCGCCATATCTAAGAGGTGACTTTTTACGCTTTTCCCTTTCCTCTTTAGTCATTTTGAATCTGCTTTGTAACTTAGCCATTAGTTTTTTGATTTTTGTAATCTTTTTATCTTCAGTAGGTGTCTTTGCCTCTAAATCATCTAATACCCTCATTAGCCTAGTGTAGTATTCCTTAAACTTAGGCATGTTATCAAGAATAAAATTATTCTTTTGTTTAGCGGTCATTTTTTTGTAGGCACCTATCTTTTCTCCCTCTATTACTATTTTCTTATCTAATACACTAAGATACTGCTTAAATCCTTCTTCATTAAGTAATTCTTTAATAGTTTTCAAAGAAGTTTTTCCTTCTATTTCACCAAATATTTCAGAGAAAGCAACACTTTCTTTTGCCTGTGGTCTTTCTTCTTTACCTGTGGCTATTAATTTATCTTTTTCTTTTTGACTAAATATATTTTCTATTCTTACTTTTACTAATTCAGTAGTTTCATCAAAGGACTCCAATGCACTCTTTTTATCTGAGGCAATTATTTTTAATTTTGAATCTCTTATTTTTCTATTTAGTTCATCTTTGGAAAGGTTTTGTACTTCTTTAATAGTGTCCTTTACTGCTGACTTACCATAATCTTCAAGAGATTCAAATATATCCCTAAACTCTTCTTTATCCGTTTCAACGGATGCCATTCTAAGAAGGCTATTGAGTTTGTCTTTAGCGACTTCTTCTTTAGAAGATAATCCTTGTTTTTTTCTCTTGAGAGATTTTAATTCATTTTTGAATCCTTTTTCATTTTGAATAGTTTCTAATTTCATACTTTTTTGTGATTCTAACTTCAAAGAATTTAATTCTTTTTTATCTTTTTCTATTTCATCTGCTTTAATTTCTTTTAATTCTTTATCTAATCTATTCGATTCTTTAGTTAATATGGCTTTCTTTTTTTCTGCTTCCTTTTTATTTTTAGGCAGAGCATAATATCCAGCCTCTTTTCCTTTAGCCTTCATTGATTCTTCCAATGATTTAAGTTCTTCTTTATTTCGTTTTATTTCTAATTTAATAGATTTTAGTCTATTTTCTCTTCTTTGAATATCGTCTTGTAGTTTTCTTCTTTGTTCTAAAGAAACATTTCTTGTTCTCATAGGTAATTCTAATACTTCAGCGACTTCGCTCAATCTTACCTTTTTACCACCTAATACAGACTCCATAAACTTTATTTGTTTATCTAATTTTTTACCTTCTTCTTTAGCATTATCACGCGCATTTTTATACTCGACTTCTCTTTCTTTTATTTTTTGTTCATAATCAACTTCTTTAGGTTCAATTAAACCTAAAGAGGACTCTATCTGCCCTTCAATAAAATCCCGTACTGCTTGCCGCCCATAATTAGCAAGTATTTCTTTATCTTTATCACTTACATCAATATTAGTTTCATATTTCTTTGTGTCCATTACATTTTTAATGCTTTCATAAATCTCTTTATCGAATTGAGTAAAGCCCTCTTTTGAAACAAATAACTCTTTTATATATTCAGAAGCATCCTTACTATCATTTTCCTTTATGGCCTTTTCTGATAATTCAAATGCTCTTTCTATTTTTTCTCTTTGCTCGACCCTACCTTTAGAAAAGTCTTTGAGTCTTTCTTTAAGACTACGCTCATCCTCTTGTTTTTTATTCGGGCCAGATACTCCTTTGAAATCACCAATAGCCTTTGCTATTTCTCTATCCTCTACTAATTCTTTTAGTAAGAAATATACATCGTTTTCACGACCTGCTATGATGGACTTCCAAGAGGACATTATATCACCTTCAGAATGGAATGTTTTCTTTCCTTCCTCTTTTCTTAGAAGGTAGCAAAACTACATCAGGAACATCATTAGACGCATTAATCGGTTTATGCGTAGTGTCCGGCGGTAATCCACCGATAGAAAAATCTCTACTAACGGTTGCCTTTCGGCTATCAGCAGCATTTTGACTTCTAACCTTTGCCAGTTCCTTCTTCAATCTCATTTCTCTTTGTTTCAAATCTTCTTTCATAATAACACCCTTTTTAACTTTTGAACCTTCCAACTTCTTTTCTTCTTCAGCCGCAATCTCAATCAATTTAGTTATGCCGATTGCTTTTACAGTTTCTCTTAGGCTTTCATCTCCTTCACCATAGTAGTGTGCTTCTTTAACTTCTTTGATAAACTCAGGATTTTGTTTAACCTTTTCTATCAGTTTTCTTTTATGTAAGTCTAACGAAATCTTTTGGCCTCTTTTTGCGGCATACGCATTTATGAAATAACCTACTGCTAATGACGCTAAAGCAGCCGTTGATTTAGACATTTCAGGGTCTTCAAATATTTTTTCTATTTTATCTGTCATATTAACCAACTCTTCTCTCTGTTCTTGAATCTACATTCTGATTACCTGCTTCTGCCGGTAATCCTGTCATACGCTTATCCGGCCCTACTTCGTTTCGGGCTTTATTCCTTGTGGCTGGTGGGTTTTCCTGTGGTTTTCCCCCACCTTGAGCAAATTGTCTTGATTGCTCATCTAAATCTCTTTGGTCTAAATTAGAACCTGCTAATGGGTCATTTTCTACTTGTCCTTCTTCTGCTGGCTGTTCTTCTTCAACCGGTTCTGGTTTTTCAAAGGTAAAGTTACCATCTTCATCCATTTCTACTTCAAAGCCTAAGTTTTTGATTGAAGCGGCAATATTGACTTCTATCTCTCTTTTTCTCAACTCAGCGATTTCATCTTCTTCTTCAGATGGTGGTAGTTTGAGAACCCAATCTGTAATTCCGAATTGCTTAACTAAGTACGGGAATACATAATTGTTATACACATTCTGAGCCATTTGTACTGCACGATTAGTAACTAAGATTTGCATACCTTCATTATTCAAACCGCCACTTGTAGTATTATCAGCCATGAATACTTTACTCACACCATAGAATGCTGAAATCCTATCTCTCAAATCATCCTTTACAGAAATGTAATCCATTTCCTTTAGACTATCCATAAACTTAATCCACTCTACGGCACCTTTACCATTCTCTGCTTCAATTCCCATAACAGGAATAAAGTGTGGGTCTGATTCCATCTTTTCTTTTACACCACGCCAAAAGGCTCTCATTGAGTCCATGTTGCGTGTTTGTACCGCTAATAGTCCTCTTGGCATTCTACTCTTAGTATATGCTGAATTGACATAATTTTCCATAGCAATAAGAGTCATAATGTGATTGTATAATGTAATAACAGGAGAGAAACCATAGAGCCTGCTTGGACTATATTTACTGAAATGTAATACTTCACCTTCTAAGAAGTATTGGTCGTCACCATTTGCTCTATTGACATAATGAACAGGGTAAGAATTTCCTCCACAGTGTTCACAAGTATGATGTGGTTCTGTATGTAGAACATCTCTATGATTAATACAAGTAAATCCTTTGGTTCCTTTTACACCATCTTCATCTGCATAGATGAACATAGTTACAGGGTCGCCTCTAAATATCTCTTTTATACGGTGCATTCTTATTTGCCCGTTACCATCAATAAAGTATTCCTTAACAAGAACAATATACGCATCATCCATAGTATTCAAATCATCTTCTAGTTCCTTCAGCACATCAATGAATAACTGTTCTGATGGATTAACATACCCTTCCAAAAACTTCTCAGCATATTCTAATTGCTTTACATCGGGCAGTTTCAAATCTTCTGAATCGCATCTTGAACATGCAGAAACAGGCCTTTGGTGTTTTTTTCCACAATTATTACAAATAGACTCAAAGGCCTTTTCCCAAGTATATCCTCTTCGATATACTTCTTGTTTTAATTGAGTAATACAGGTTCTAACAATAACTGATTGTTGAACCATAGAATAAATGATAGGTGCTGTCATCATGTAGTTATTCTGTCTTTCTTGAATACCCATGTTGAATATCTGCCTGTCAGCAGGTTTAGGAGTGGAACGCCTAAATAAATTAGTAAAAGAAAATCTGCGCTTTTTATCAGCCATATAAGAACCCCCTACTACTTCTTACGATTGCCTTCTCTTATAGATGCTTTCATAGCCTTTGGCCTACCGTGTTTTACCCAACACCTTTTGCAAAATCCAAAAGGTTTGAGGTCGGGCGCAGTATAACATATTCCACAATACATTATCTCATGCCCTCCATCTTTTCTAAGAACCTTTTAATTTCTCGACCTTCTCTAATTAGAGAGTTACTTGACATAAGCAATTGACTAATTAATTTAGAGTCTTTTAACCATTTATCATACATCTTTTCTATTTTATCTGATGTAACATCTTTGTAATCTGCTTTATCTTCAAAAGATTGTAGTATCTTCTTAACATCGTCTGTTCTGATATGTTGTAAATTAAGAGTACCATAAGAATGTGTTTGCCAATATCCTTTTCTAAACAATCTCGCCAATTGTGCATATACATATTCTTTATTCATTCCTTCCGGCACTTTAATTCCTATGTTGTATTTTCCTTGAACCTCACTAAATTTTCTCATGGGTTTTCCAACATTCTGTTCAGAGCCTCTTTTTTGTAGCCAAAAATCCGCTTCGGGGTAATTTGTTTTAACAACAAAATCAGCCTTTAGCAAATCAATCCACGACACAATATCAACTTCCTTTGCGCCATTTCTTGTTCTTTTTTTCTTTGGTTTTACTTGGACTCCACTTTACTTTATCAGCCCAATAAGCGGCAGACATTTTACCACGCTTGATATTTTTCTTATGTCTACTTTTGAATGCTTTTCTTTGTCCAGCAGTTTGATTTGTTTTTACACCTGCTTGACCGAATTTAATGTACTTGGCTTTATTACCTTCAAAAGCCATTACATGATGTGATTTTCCCGAACTATCACTCAATCTCTGAGGCTTGTTTAATCCTTTAAGCCCTTTCTTTTTGGCTCTTTCTAAGGCTTTTGACCTTTCACTCTTGGGCTTCTTTTTCAGAATATCTTCCCAAGTCACTTTTCTCCCCTCATCTGATTTTCTTTAGAAGTTTTATCATCATCAATTGGGCCACCTTTAGCCCAAGTATAACAGGTTCTTGCGGAATGGCATTTAAAATCGTGCATCCAACAATAACCTAGTCGGCCATCTTCGTCTGTATTTAGTGGCATACAGTCATCCATTCTTGGAGATATGTCAAATGCAACGCAATTACTACAATTAGATTTCTTAGCCACATCAGCAGTAGTATTCCACTTCTTAGCATACTCTTCCCAATACTTTTCATCGTTTAGATTGAGAGGGCCATATTGAATATATTTTTCTTTTACTGCCCTATCTCTATTTTTAGTGTTGAGTTTCAGGTCTTGTGTTGCCATAGGACATACAAGTTTTTTTAGAATAATATGCCAACTCATGCAG